TCTCGAAAATTTTTAGTAGCCCTTTTTCGTGAGGGATGAATTCATTCTCTCGCACATCGTAGCGGGAAATCGGGGAATAACATTCAACGGCTGCTTGATCTATATACTTAGGCTCAACAAATAATCTTCCTGTGGTGAGGAACGCCTCCTGCGGGGTAGACGGGTACTCTTGCCTAAACAAATCTTCGCCACCTAATTCCTGTATCTTTAACCTTCTAAACATTATCTGCTCATCGTCAAGATCAAACATACGCTTTACATCTTCTTCTTCACGCTCTAATTCAAAATACGGATCTACTTTTCTACGATAGTCTGGCATCATGTACCACGGGATAAAACATATTTCCCACTCTCCCTCGCCACGCAGGGCTCTCATACACGCATCGTAAAACCAACCACCTGCTCCGTTGGCAGTAGATTCTAATAATATCTCGGACTCTGCTTCGGGGACTGTCTGTAGTAGCCCCGGAATAATATCTGAGTTGGGATAGAAGGCTACCTCTGATCCGTGTAAATAGTTTGTTGTCCAACCACGACCAACCTCCCCGGTTCGGGCGGTAGCGATTCTCCATCTTGATCCATGCGTAAATGCCATGGAATTACTTGTAGATTCTTTTAGTTCGGGGATGACAAGCGGGTGGGGTAAATTATCATAGAAGTTTCTAACCATTCCAAAGATAGCTTTTGTGGATTCATTAAGATGGGATACTACAACAGCGTTTTGATTTTGTTCTGACACTGTCTTCCAGAATCCTCGTGCCTGACAATAAGTAGATATGCCCGTCTGCCTGGACTTTAATATTAATATGCGAACATTCCCACGTTCTTTTATTTGTTTATTAATCTGGTCATCAAGTAATTTTTGTGCTTCGTTAAATTCAAACTCAATTAACTTACCCTGTTTGTTTATTATTTTTAAACAATGTTTAGCATAAAGAGGGAGATTCGTTTTAAACGTTTTTATAATTTTTTGAATTTCACTTTTTTCTATTTTCAGGTCCAAAATACAAGCCCCCCCTATTGGTATATTTTATATTTTGGGAAAGGGAAGGGAGGGGATATATGGGTATATGTATATGAGGTACCCTGTCCAGCACTCCCAGCCCCTATTAATACAGGGTTTCTTGATATGGTCATGATGATAATGATGAGAGAGTCACCTAATTAAGGTGATCCTCTTTCTGAATAAAATCAAGCGTTTCAAACCAAGAATCTTTCATTGAAACTTCAAGCTTCTGACTTGAATCGATCATCTGATAGTACTTCATCAATAGCTCTAAAGCCTTTACTCTAGAGCCTGCTGTGTGACCGCCTACATCACCAAGGGCTTCAGCTTTCAGTTGCTCTATGATGCTGTCATGATCTTGTAGGTTGCGTTCTTTTGAATCAGATAACTCTTTTGCAAGCATTTCTGAAACCTCATCATCATTCATTAATCTGTACCCCTGATTATAAGCAGACTTCTCTGAATACCCGCACCTTTTTGCAGCCTCAGTCGCGTTCTTTGTCACTAGATAATGCTGGACAAATTCCTCTTTCCTTTGTCTCATTGTCTTGTCTTTAATTGCCATAATTATTCCTCGTTGTTTCTTGCTACCATTTTACACCAATAAACCAAATCTTTTAACTCCAACGTATACTTCATCATGTTCATAGACAAACAAACAAGAGCAATGTTTCCCTTCACATATCCAAGATCATTATCCACTCGATCTATTGATATGTTGCTTAGATGATATCCTTCACCATCCTTGATATTAGTCATCTTGATCCCTGAGTATAGACACACACCTTTCTGTTGATCATAGAGTCTGTGTAGGTCTTCCTTTGTTATATCGAAGTCGTGTGTCTTCTTCCTTCTATATGCTAGTCCGTGGTATAGGTTGTTTATGTAAGAATACGGGCAGTTGTTCATTTTTTTTCTTTTCCCCGCTGAACGGCACCGGCGACATTGTCTTAACCTGTAGCCTTTGGATAACTCGAAGCGGTCTATGTCCTTGCTGATACCGCAAGTATTACAGGTCCTAGAATTAGGACCAGTCGAATGGGAAGGAGTCTTTGATCTCGATCTCGAAACTTTCAACATCCTTCAGTATCTCCCTGAATTTAGTCATAGCATTCTTACTAGCAGAGACTGCTGGCTTGCCTGCCATCAACGATGATCCTACTAGCAGACATCCATGAGAATCTTTCTCAGGGAAGTTGCCTACATGGAATAGGATATAGGTTCTGTTTGGTACCTCTGTGATCTCGAATGTTTCTCCGAATCTCTGACTGGTGTATGCCTTACAAGTATATGATCCTGTTGGGATACAGCTGACCTCTTTTTTATTTCCCCGCCAAGGACGCTCCGCGATCCAAAAAACATGATCCTGTATTGTTAGCTTGCCTAGGGTTGCATCCGGAAGATATGCAAATCTTTCTAAGACCGCATCAGCCTGATCATTTTTGTTAAAGAACATAGCTAAATATTAAGGTACCCATTCCTAAAATTGAAGCAGTCACAACAGCACCAATAATTCTTTCACCCCATGCGGAATGTATGTTGTCTCTTGTCTGTGTTTTCTCAAGTGTTCTGAGTCTGACTTCATGATCCTGAAGATCATCTTTTTGTGCGATCATTCTCTCTTCTAGTCTAGGAAGAATAGATGTGAGTTTATGAACCTCAGACATTTTCTGTTCTAGGTTTTCAAGTCTCATTTCTAATGCTTGTAGCTCCATAGTTCCTATAGGTTTATTACTTACAAAAGATACAGTAAATGCAGATGATTCTCAACAGCCCCAAAAATTAATTTTATTTATTTCAAAGAAAATGCTTGACACTACATATCGTATGGCATTAATATGTAATCAATGTTTACAAACAAAGCACAAAAGGAGGGCAGTATGAAAGCATTAAACAACAAAATAGATAGAGCAATAGCAACAAGAATGGAGCCTAGAGGATGGGGTGAGAATCCTGAAGAACTTGTCAAGACAGACTCCGGTCAAATGCATGTCACACCAAAAGAATTAGACAAGATAATTAGAATGAAAAGATGTCTTGACGTTTCTGTTTACATTAAGACTGATGGCTATACACAACAATGCATTGATGAAGACAAATATTATCAAGATGTGTTCACAAAATATATGGATATAACTAAAAAGCAAGCAAAAGAACTAGCCAAAGACATGATCAATGATGCTGAGAAATATGAATCAATGGCAGATAAGTTGGTGAAGATTAGAGTACGTTCCCACTGGGATGATAACGGAACATTTTATTTAAGTTTTTAGGCTAACTGATGAGCTCTGAATGAGCGAAACTGCCAGCAATGGCAGTCTTAGTCAAAAACATTACTGGGAGGTAAATATGACAAAACTAAATACTAAAACTGATGCTCAAATAACTTGGGAAAAAGAAATGGTTATTGCTACTGAGATCATGGGCAGGTGTGAGAAAGATGAGTTGGTTGAATCTAATCACATCAACTTCTTAAAATATGTTGAGCTTAAAAGATCATTCCATGATCAAGCAGAAGACATGGTGAAATGGATCACCAAAGAACTATCCAAGGATCATGGTCTAGTAGAAGACTATGCCTACTTCATGGACAAAGGCTACACCATCAACAAGCCTGATAGATGGGACTATAGATCAGCAGTCTTCAATGATCTTGCTGAGGCTATTGAGAATGGTTCTGAGTACAACATATATGACATAGTTCGTAGATGGGATATGTACTATCACTCATAGGCTAACTGATGAGACCTGATTGGTCGAAACCTTCTCTTTCCCCGGATCGAGGAGGTCTTAGTCAAACAAACCGTAGGAGGGAATATGACAATAGAACTAATAATTAAAAACGTATTTGGGAATGAGTTGGTTTATCCAGCTTGTAATCAAGGGAAGATGCTTGCATCTTTCAAAGGGACCAAGACCTTTTCTGATCTTGATCTAAATTTACTCAAGAAACTTGGATACAAGTTTGAGTGGGTTGCATTAAAAAGAGAGGTGTAATTATGGATAGAGATAGACTTACTTACATCTTATTCGCAATCATAATATGTGTGCCAGTGGGATTATCAATGGCACTAGCAATAGCTTTATCTTTTGGAGGTCAATCATAATGGATAATTACACAGCTGTAGGTATTGCAGAGGGATTCATTCCAGCTGATCATGAGGATCAGGTCAGGGAGGCATGGCAACATTTAGTTGATACTGGTCTTGCTTGGCAACTTCAAGGTTGGTTTGGTAGAACTGCAATGGATTTAATAGAACAAGGTTTAATAACACAGGGAGGTGAATAATGAACCTATTTAATAACTTAGAGATATTCAATTTAGATGTATTGGATAATCTAAACACGGACCAGCTCAAGGCTCTATCAAGAGTCTTGGATGGTGAATCAACTGAAGAAGATCATGAAACACTAAGGGAGGTGAAATAATGAAAAAAACAATAATACCAACTGAAACATGGATTAACTTATACGCAGAGCTTTCAGATTTTATTTTAGAGTATTCATCTTTAGATGAAATTTGGACAATAGACGAGAACGGAGCAGAGGTTCGCACAGAAGAAAAGCAGGCTCAATTTATTGATATTGTGGATACTGTTGAGGACATAATGAGAAGAAGCGGATTAATTCAACAGGAGGTGAAATAATGAGTGCGTATTTATGTAATGCAGATCATATAGGTGAGATGAGTAAGTTCTTTGCTAATGGTAGTGTGCCAATGGCTAGTGATGATCTTGTGACTCATGCCTATAACATGGTGACAAGGGAGAAGATTTCTTTTTCTTCCCCGCAAGAGGTGGCTGAGATATTAGCTAGAGAGAATATCAAAAGCCTACAGGCTAGATATCCGGACAGCTGGAAGGGTTTCTTTACATGGAACCCTGAAGGCAAGGATGATGAATTTGATGAGAGCATGATCCTGCTTTTCATTAATCAATGTCAGGCTAGAACAAAAGGCTATCCAAAAGTAAACAAGAAGGAACTCTACGGTATGATCAACTGCTATAGATATCAGTCTTGTGAAGATGAGAACTGGGTCCAATCTGATGCTTACTGGTTGACTCAAGGCTTAAAGGATATTGTTTGCAGAAAACTTATTGGTGATGTTGCTATGTGGGAATATAGAGCAGAGGAGGACGTAGCATGATTATTGATGGAAGTTTTGAATTGGACTTTGTTTGCAAGGGTGATGATCATGCCGGAATAAATACAAATCGTGATGACTTTGAACCATTCTGGGAAGTTCAATATCTTAGTAATTGCAACGGCTGGGCTGGTAGCAAGGAACAGTGTATTGAATGGATGGCTGATCACTATGTTGACTACTTTTATGAAAAGTCAAAGACTGAAGAGGAAGCTATAAAAAAATCTTTAGCTTGGGTAAACAAGTGTGTAAAGAAGGCTGAGTCCAAGGGGATGTCATGACTTGCGGTGAATGCGGTAATCGGTCCAGAGTTGTTGATGTCAGAAAGTTCGTTGATGGATCGGTGATCAAAAGACGAAGAGAATGTCTGGGATGTAAAAGAAGGTTCACTACATACGAGGAGGAACATAAAAAGAAAAAGTGATCTTACAAAAAAAGAAGCGGGGTTTTTACTCCGCTTTTTTTATGTCCAAAATTGCTTTCATTGAATTTAATAACCAATAGACTGAAGCCATAAAGAAATAATAAAGCTCGGTATGATACTGAACAATCATAGCCAAAGTGCTTCCAGCACATATAAAGAATAAACCCATAAGTTTTTTATTTGGTTTACTGGAAAGAATAAGGGGTGCACCCAGCAATGTTCCCAGAAGTACGCTTATTATTTGTGTGAGTTCTATGATAGTCATACTGATAAA